CCGACAGCTGTTCCAGTCACCGGTCTTCGAGGGCCAGGTTTTCGATCGTCGCAGCGCCTGGCTTTGGATGCTGTCCGAAGCCCGGTTCGAGGCCGGCATCAAATACATCGAGGGCCGTGAGATCCACCTGGAGCGAGGTCAATTTGCGGCCAGTTTGAGGTTCATGGCGAACGCCTGGGGCTGGAAAAAGGACGCTGTGAGGCGTCTCGTAGGGCGCTTCGAAACCGCGACAATGATCGAGACAGACACCGCGACAGGCATATATGTCGTAACCATTTGTAATTACGACAGATACCAGAGCGAACAAACGCGAACAGCGACAGTCAGCGCGACACCAACCGCGACACAAACGCGACAGGAGCGCGACAGCAACGCGACAAACTATAACAATGGTAAGAAGGGAAAGAAGGGAAAGAAGGTATTTACCGGCAAGGTAATTTCTCTCACCCAGGAAGATTACGACAGATGGGTGCAGGCTTATCCGCGGGTAGACCTGTCGGCCGAACTGCAATCCCTCGATGATTATTATTCGACCGAGGGCGTTGAGCCGGACAAATGGTTTGCCCGTTGCTCCGCTGCGCTGGCCAAGAGAAACAGAAAAAATTCCGATGTAATCGATCTCGATGGCGAGGCGCGAATGCGCCGTGCCATGCAAGAGGCCCAGGCATGAGAGGCGACATATCGGAAATCAAACGCGCCCTGGCATCACAGTGCCAGTCGGTTTGCCAGGAACTTCTCCCGGCGGGCAGGGTTGTCCGCGGGGAATTTGAAGTTGGCTCTATTACGGGTGAGGCTGGTAAATCGCTCAAGATAAGATTGGATGGTCCGAAGGCTGGTCTTTGGACAGATTTTGCTGCGGGAAAGGGTGGCGATCTTATCGATCTGTGGTGTCAGGTGCGCGACCAGGACTTGAAATCAGCCCTGGACGATATCCGGTCCTACCTGGGCATCGAGCGCCCGGCGTTTGTGCGACCGGTCAAACGGGAATATGTCCGCCCCGAAAAGCCGAAGATGGTGCGGCCGCGCAACCTGGTGCGCGATTACCTGTGTGAAATCCGCAATCTGCCCGAGGCAATCCTCGATCGCTACAAGGTCGGCGACAAGGACGGTGCGATCTGTTTCCCGTTCCTGCGTGACGGCGAACTGATTATGTACAAGGTTCGCGATCCCGTTGATGGCGCAAAGCCCAAGCCGCTGGTTGGAGACTGTGAAAAGATCCTGTTCGGCTGGCAGGCGGTGGATCCTAACGCCAGGTCGATCGTGATAACCGAAGGCGAGATCGATGCATTGAGCATGGCGGCCTACGGACATGACGCCATGTCTGTGCCGTTTGGCGGCGGCGGTGGCAACAAGCAGGACTGGATCGAGAGCGAATTCGATCACCTGGAACGGTTCGAGACAATTTACCTGGCGCTCGATAACGATGAGCCTGGCCGCGAAGCGGTGGCAGAGATTGCCAAGCGCCTGGGCCGACATCGCTGCCGGGTCGTGCAGCTGCCCAGGAAAGACGCAAACGAGTGCCTGATGGACGGTGTGGCGAAGTCTGACATCGATGCCGCGGTCGAGGGTGCCCAGGCACTGGACCCGGACCAGCTGTCGAAGGTGGTCGATTTCACCGATCGCGTGGTGGATCTGTTTTACCCGCCTGACGACAAGCCCCAGGGCCATGTTTTGCCCTACCAGGTGTTTGGCACGAAGGTATTTTTCCGCCCCGGCGAGGTGACGGTCTGGACCGGCTCGACCGGCAGCGGCAAGTCCCAGCTGTTGAGTGACTGCATGGTGCATTGGTCCAACCGCGGTGCGAAGGTTGTCCTGGCGTCGCTGGAAATGGCACCCGCGCAAACGCTCAAGCGCATGATCAAGCAGATTTCGGGCATAGGTGGTGACGATCGCCGGCCGACCGAAACATATATTTCCGAGTGCCTGTCCTGGCTGGATCCCTCGCTGCTGATCTACAACCGCGTTGGCAAGGATACGGTTTCGAACATGCTTGAAGCGTTCGAGTATTGTGCCGCGGCGTATGGATCCGACACGTTTGTGATCGACAGCCTCATGCGGTGCGGAATCCCACAGGACGATTACAACGCCCAGGAAGCGGCCATGTTCGAGATTGTAGATTTTGCCATACAGAAGAACGTGCATATCCACCTGGTGGCGCATACCCGAAAAGCGGGCAAGGAAGACAAGGGGCCGCCGGATGTCGAAAGCGTCAAGGGGACAATGGAGATCACGGCGAATGCGTTTAACGTGATCGGTGTGTGGCGAGATAAAGACTGGGAAAAGCTCCGCGAGGAAGCAGATCAGGGCAAGGAACTGAGCGAGGCCCAGGAAGGCTACCTGGGCGCAGGCGGCGTGGTTGTCACAGTCTCAAAACAGCGAAACGGCGATTTCACAGGCGCTAGGCGGCTTCACTTTGATCTGGATTGCTATCGCTACTGGTCGGACCAGATTGAAAAGGGGCGCTCTCTGCCTGTTGATCGATCGGCTGCATAGCCTCAATCGTTTCGACTAGGTCGCACGACAGGATGTAAGCGAGGTCTTCGCCGCCGTCTGACAGTTTGTCTCGCAGCAATGTCGCAAGTTCCAATGCTAATTTTTCCATTGTCAGATAATCGTAAAAATCTGACTGATATAAAACAGCAAAATTTGCCGGCAATTATTACCGGCAATTATTACCGGCAATTATTACCGGCAATTATTACCGGTGATTTGATCAAAATTGACGGTCTGTGTCAGGCAAATAGTCCGCGACCAGTGATCTGTATGCTGCGAAGTCCTGGTGATATTCAGTAAGTGAATAATATTTTTTCTCATCGACGTACTTTTTAAGCTGTTTCGACCAAAAAACAAACATTCCGTCGAGTTCGTTATCAAGTTGTGCCTCTCGTCCAAACAAACTATCGGTATCGGCGACGAAACCCCGCGTCGGGTAGATGACCCGTTGTCTCTTATCTTTTTCGATATGGTCTATCTCGATCGAGCCGAGATCGGATGCGTGTTTTAGATCGCTATGCAAATGGCGTATCGAGCAATATTTTTCCTTGATAAGTTCTTCGACAGGCGTTGGTCGATCTTCCAAATAATAGTTAACCATCAAATGGTGGTGAATGCGGATGCGATGCGTATTAGCAAACCACCACTTCAGCTGGCTCTCTGAACTAGCTGCTACGTGAAAAAAGTGCATACGCGATTTGAGATAGGCACCTTGCGCTCTGCGAAAACTTTGCGCTTCCTGAATTTTGCCACGTTGGCGCTTGTGCCGTGGGACAGTGACAAATCCCCCGTCGTCTGTTTTAGGACGGTTCTGGAACGCGTAGACAGAAAACGCTTGACCGTCAACCGGGGGCATATTGGCAAACATTGGTTTTTTCTGAATACGAACGACGTTGTCTTTGGTCATATTTCTAACTCCCTGTTATAAGTTCATTCCCAAGCGTCTGAGCATCGCGATCGTAGAGATGTCGAGAAACCTTGCGATTGTCTCAACCTCATCGAGCCGAACCCGCCGGGATCCGTCTAACAACCGCGTCACCTGGGCGCGGTCAATTTTCAGTTCCTGCCCAAGAGCCGATTGTGTTTTGCCCAACTCGGCCAAACGATCGACTATGAAGGCGCGGTCTGGTTTCATAATACTCCCCTCACCATAGGAAAAATCCGATTGGTTGGGCAAGGTTATAGGGGAGGCAGTCATGCGCGGCTAGTCTTTCTTTAAGAGGATATCGACCTCGTATCCGAGAGCTTCTGCGATAGCTTCCACCGCATCCAGCTGCGGATGGATGCTGTTTTCGTAATTTCTGATTGTACTCGGGGCGACATCACAAATGTCAGCAACGGCCTGAACGGACATACAGCGCTCAAGGCGGATGTCTTTCAATATTTTGCCAACAGGGCTAACTGGGATATTTCGTTTCATAACCCCTACCTTAATCGTATGAATCCGATCTTGGTTGTAAGTTGAGAAAAATGCAACTAAATTATTGTTGAACCTCCTGGGGTTCACTCCCTGTAACTTATCGCCCCGCGGCATAAACCGTGGGGCGTTTTTTGTTTTGGCGAACTGTTGTTAATATCGCAACATGACGAAGCAAACGCTGACGCCAAAGCAGGAGGCTTTTTGCCTGGCATATGTGGCCACCGGGAATGCAAGCGAGGCTTACCGCCAGGCTTACAACGCAGAAAAAATGAAGCCCGAGACAATTAACCGAAAGGCAAAGGTTGAAATTGATAAGGGCAAGATCAGGGCAAGGGTCGCAGAGTTACGTGCCAGGGCGCAGCGCAAGCATGACATCACGATCGAGACACTGACGGAAATGTATCGAGAAGCGTTTGATATGGGCAAAGAGATCGAGCAGCCGGCCGCAATGAACGGATCAGCAACGGGCCTGGCAAAGCTGCACGGCCTGATCACTGACA